TACCTTTCAGATTGGCAGCCCTGAAATTGATAACACAGATCGCAATAGCCTTCTCAATGTCTTTATGGGTATGCCTTTGAACATTGTCAATCTTCCGGACAATATGGTCAATGGAGAATTTCAAGGATTTGTCGAAGGATGGACTTGGACGGCTTCCCTTGGTCGCCTTGAATTGACCCTCAACATCTCGCCAATCGCTTACTCACTTCAAGCCTTCCGTTGGAACTCTGTCCCTGCGGTTGAGACTTGGAATACCATTTCGCCCACATTGGACTGGCTCAACGCTACAATAGTCGCCTAGAAGGAGAACTAATGCCAACAACAACAAACTTCGGCTGGACAACCCCAGCTGATACCGATTTAGTCAAAGATGGTGCATCAGCCATCCGAACACTCGGAAATGGCATAGATACATCTTTCCTCGATCTCAAAGGCGGAACGACCGGCCAAGTCTTATCAAAGGCTTCAAACACCGATTTAGATTTTACTTGGATTGAACAAGATGACAGCACACTGGCTTTCAACGCACAGACCGGAACGACTTACACACTCGTTGCCGCTGACGCCGCAAATAAATGGGTGACTTGCTCCAATGCTTCGGGCATTACAGTCACAGTCCCACCATCAGTCTTCTCAACTGGTAACGTCATCAACCTCCAGCAAATTGGCGCTGGCCAAGTAACTTTTGCTCAAGGCGCTGGCGTTACTATCACAAGCACCGGAGCTACAGCCTCAGCTCCTAAATTACGCGCTCAATATTCGGCTTGCTCGATTATTTGCACCGGATCTAATACCTTCACCATCGTTGGTGACATCGCCTAATGCTGCTCATTCCGGGAGTTATTGCTTCAAGTTACCCGAAAGCTTCTGGCGCTTTTGAGTCAATCGCCACAGTTACTGCTGCTGGCGGTGAAACAAGCCTGAGTTTTACTTCAATTCCTGCTACGTACCAACACCTTCAAATTCGCGGCATTTATAAGGATTCTTTCGCAACGGCCGGTTATGGCGAAATGTGGGTGAGATTCAATAACGACAGCGGAACTAATTATTCTTATCACGATTTACTTGGGAACGGGGCAACTGTTTCCGCCGCTGGTAACTCAACTCAAGGTCAAATGATTCTACAAGCCTCAAGCGTCAATGGGGTTGCTTCGACTTTTGGCGTTGTTCTAATGGATATTCACGATTACGCATCTACAACAAAATACAAAACTTTGAGAAGTATGCAGGGCGCAGACCGCAATTCGACGGCGACTAATCCGTCAGCCGTCTGTCTCACTTCTGGTTTATGGCAATCAACTACGGCAGTAAATAGAGTAGATTTGATTCGAGGAACAACATCTTTTGCGGCGGGTTCAACCTTCGCCCTATACGGCATCAAGGGGGCATAATGCCAGCGACATACGAGCCAATCGCTACTACTACTTTGGGTAGCAATGCTGCAACTATTGATTTTACTTCTATTAGTTCTGCATATACAGACCTACGTTTAGTCTTGGTATGGCGAAGCAATCAATCAGGTAGCAGCGCAAACGTTTTAGTCAGAGTCAATTCGGATTCTGGCTCAAATTATAGTGTGACTCAATTAAATGGAGATGGCTCTTCGGCAAGTTCATTCCGAGCCACAAGTGCCACTTCTCTAAATATGGCTTATATTTCATCAACAGAATCAACAAACTTTGGTTTGGTCACTTTAGATTTTATGTCTTATGCTGGTTCTACTAATAAAACAATTTTAGGAACTAACTCGTATGACCGCAATGGTTCAGGTTACGTTCAAAGAACTGTTGGTCTATGGCGCAGCACTTCTGCGATTACCTCTGTAAATCTGTTACTTAACAGCACAACCAATTACGTTACAGGCACAACCGCCACCCTCTACGGAATACTAAAGGCTTAACGATGCCAGCGACGTACACACTAATAGCAAGTAACACACTTTCATCATCTGCCGCATCCGTTACCTTTTCGGCTATTCCTGCAATTTATACGGATTTGGTTTTGCGTTGGAGTGCTAGGAATACATCTTCAGGCGAAAATGCTCAAATCAGATTCAATTCTGATTCCGCTACAAATTACTCTCGCACTAATCTTTACGGAGATGGTAGCGCGGCGAACAGCATAAGAGGCACTAGCGAGTCTTACTTTTATTTTGGTTTTTCCATTGATGGTTCTAGTAGGACTGCTAACACTTTTGCAAGTGCGGAGTTATATATACCTAATTATGCGGGTTCAACAAATAAACCCATAAGCGGTTTTTCCACTTTAGAAACCAATGCTGCGGCTTGTGATACACCAGCAGCGATAGCCGCACTTTGGCGCAATACCGCAGCATTAACGAGTATCGTAATAGAGCCAGTTACGAATACTTTCGCATCAGGCTCATCATTCTTTCTATACGGCATAAAGAACTCATAAGGAGATAACAATGGAAAAAGTAATCGTAGACTGCAGCACAGGAGAGACGACTGTCGTTCCATTGACTGCTGAGGAAATCGCTGAACTAGAAGCGGCGGCGGCACAGGCAGAGGCAGATCGTAAAGCGGCTGAAATTGAGGCGGCAGCCAAGGAAGCGGCTCGCGCTGAAATCTTGGCGAAGCTCGGACTAACTGACGATGAGGCAAAGGTTCTCCTTGGCTAAGTTATGCAAGGCTGGCATCCAGTTACGCGAGCAGATTGATGACGATTATCCTGATCGCGACCGCAAGTCTGATGGTTGGATTGCTGACGCTCGTCATTTGGCGAAAGGTAATTCAGACCATATACCGGTCGATGGAATAGTTCGCGCATTAGATATTGACGCCGACTTATCGGCTCATAAGGAAGAAGCCTACGCAGTAGTTGAGAAGATTCGTCAATGCGCCAAGCGAGGCGATAAGCGAATCAAATACATTATTTTTGACGGCAAGATTATGAGTTCGACGCTAAATTGGAAGCGCAGAAAATATAAAGGCGCCAACCCTCACAAGTCGCATTTCCATATCAGTTTCACAACTTTGGGAGACAATGACGGCAAGTGGTTCAACCTCGAAGGAGAGACAAATGAAAGAACTGAAACTAATGGCGGGAAGTTGGGCGAAGACATTCGTAGCGGCGGCCCTAGCGACTTACCTAGCAGTCGGCCTCGATGTCAATGCGATTGCCAATGCCGCTCTAGCGTCAGTCTTGCCTAGCATCATCAACTGGCTCAACCCTTCTTACGAGCGTTACGGCAAAGTCCGGTAATGGCCGCCTCTGAGTTCGCGGCGACTGTCGCCTCAGTTCTCGGATCTATTGGCTTACTTATCGCCGGACTGAGATATATCATCAAATTAGAGAATCTGCCCATTGTGTCGCGCCTCGATAAAATGGAGAGTCAGTTAGAATTGGCACTCTCGGCGAAAGTGAGCAGAAGTGGCAGCAAGAAAGCAAGGTAGCAAAAAGGCTAAGAAGGTGGCTAAACGTCGCAGAACGACCAAAGACGTTCCACTTACTCGTCTTGATTTCTGGGCTATTGCCGCCAATGAGGTCTATATGGCTTGCCGCCGCGCTGGGATGGATGAGGGTACTGCCCTCGCGTTCGCTATGGATCGTAGCTCTTATCCTGATTGGATAGTCGATAACGGAAACCCAATGTTCAAGCCTTGGGACGAAGACGAGGACGACGACTAATTTATTTGCGAGAGGTCGAATTATTTGAGGCACTCAAGGCCATCTATCCGGACTTGACGCCGCTATCAGCGACCGACCGAGCCGACGGCATTACTAACGATTCCTATATTGAAATGAAGTGCCGACGCACCCATTACGACACTCTAATAATCGAGAAGAAGAAGTGGGATTACTTGGCCGATATAAGGGCTAGGACAGGGGCTAGGACGCTTTATATCAACGCGACGCCTAAAGGTGTATATCAGTTCGACTTAGGGGCTATAGAGGCCCCTGAATGGCATTGGAAGGCCTTGCCAGATAAGACTGACTTCGCCAATGCTGGCAAGGTTGAGAAGCTCTGCGCCTTCCTACCTATCCGACTCGCCGAGCTATTACTTGTCTAAATCCATTTAGGTAATTACATTTATCCCACTAAATCCATTTAGAGGATTTGGAAGGGAGAATAAGTGATAAATAATCCGCAAGTAATTCGATTTGATTCTACTTCGGGAGCTTGGTCAGATGGTAAGAATTACGTCAAAGGCCAGATTATCCGCAGATATGCAATCGAATCGCTAGGTCGCCAATCAACAAGAGGGCGATTGAGTAGAGAAGAAATCTCAGCCTATTGGCTAGATCGATTCGGGGTGAGCGCGGATGTCGAATGACTTCACACCAGAGCAAATCGTCGCCATCGTCTTGGCATTATCAACCGGATTCTGGGTTGCTTACGCATCTATTGAATCCGCAAAAGCCAAAGCCTTCAACGAAGGATACAAACGCGGAAGGGCCTCGAATCAATATGTCAGAGAGATCGCTAAGTGACTGGCTCTCGGACGCTGGTAACACCCTCGACGACCGAGGGTTGGAATATGGCGACCCGAGGCACAATTTATTACGCATTTACAAAATCGCGAGAGTCCTCGGTGTTCAGCTCAGAGACCCATCTGAGTTGGCAACTATCTTTATCGCGACCAAACTCAGCCGAATGGTGGAGAGTCCAGAGCGCGAGGATTCGTATCTCGATCTCATTGGATACGCCTCTATTCTGGCTTTCACAAGATTCAGTTCACCAGAAGATTGGGACGACGTTGAGTCTGATTCGCAATACTAATCAACGCCAATGGTGTGATTACTGCAAATCTCGTTATGGGCAACTCAGAGACGGCACTTGGCACTTGAAGGCACAAGTTCCAGCAGTCTGGAAAGTCCAAAGCGAGACGCCATTACGCCGCGCTCAAGTGCGGTTCTATTGCCAACCTTGCGCCAATGAAGCGCAGAACTGGCCAGATGGAACGTTCTGGTCATTGAAGGAACAACTGGAATATGCGATCGATGAGTTCGCAGGGAGAGAGAAGCTAAATGTCGAATTACCTAGATGATTACGTATCCGTTCAAGACCGATTGAAAGAGTTCATCAATGCTTACCCAGATTATCGAATCAAGTCGCACGTACTTGAGGAATCACTTATTCCTACTTGTGATGTTTATATTGTCAAAGTTGAGCTATATCGGACTGAGGCTGATTCTGCGGCTTGGACGACAGGATTATCAAGTGAGTCTAAATCCAAGCAGTATGCGCTGGAACTTGCGGAAACTGGTGCGCTTGGACGCGCTCTCAATCTCGCAGGATATTTCGCAAAGCCATCTGGAACGCCTAAGAAGGCAATACAGACAACAAATAAAGCTCTCGCAGACTTTGTTGCGGATCAAAGACCGAACGACCCAGAGCCAATAGTCTGGGACGTTAGCCATATTGCCGAACAGTTCGGTGCTGAAGTAATTGATGAAGTGCCATTATGCGCCAACGGATGCGGCCCAATGATTCTCAAACAAGGCACAAAGGAAGGCAAGGAATATCGAGGCTGGGTCTGTCCAGTACCTAAGTCTGGCCATCCGGCTAAGTGGATGAAAATTGGAGCAGATGGGCATTGGGTATTTCAGAAATGATTGATGAAATCCATCCCTTTATGTGTGGCCAATGTAAGAAGGTGACCGCACAGAGGGGAATTATCAAATACGATTCTGAGATAACCGAGGGCCAAGATGTCTGGTTGATGGAATGTCAGAATTGCTTCGAGCAGAGATTGGTGGAGCCAATGGATCGAGTAGCCAATAAAGAAGACGCTATTACCCGATGCGACCAATGCGGCAATTACAAAATGAAGGCCGCCAAGTGTCGAATTTGTAAGATAGCTGATGGGCAACAGCGCATCAAAGAACGCTATTGGAACGGCAATGCCACACTCGAAAGGTTTATCGATGCCGACATTTGACTATTACTGTGACCGGTGCGAAGAACAAATAGAAATTACGCTAACACTCGAGGCGGCTAGTCAGACAATGGTCTGCCATTGTTCTAATCCGCTTCGAAAGGTTTATAGCCCAACACCGGCTCATTTCAAAGGAGAAGGATGGGCAGGGAAGACAAAGTAGGAAGAAGCACCCACTCGCTGGCATATATCCGTCAGATGCTCGAGTGGGGCTTCGATAAAGAATTCATCGCCCGAGATATGGGAGTGAATGTCACCTCATTAGAAGTTCGATTGAATAGAGCAAAGAAAAGGGAGCAGAATGACAATCAAAGACCTGAGTCTGAAACTAGCGGCAATTAGCCTCCTAGCAGACCAAGCCAAACGCCTGAAAGATGAGCTACGAGCTGAACTTCAAGGCGAGATGAATAACTTAGGAGCCGACCGAGTAAAGGCTGAATTAGGTGATGAGGTAATTGCATATATCACCACAACAAAGCCCAAGTTCAAGTGGGTCATCAAGTCAGATCGTAAGTTCATTGAATGGGTAAAGACCAACGTTCCTAGTGAAATAGTGGAATCGGTAAGGGAATCGTCAGTAGATAAGATATTGGAGAAGTTCAATTACCTTGATGATGTAGTGATTGATTCAAATGGTGAAATAGTTGATTGGTTAGAGGGTAGCGAGTCTGAGCCTTATCTGACGACTAAGTTTCACGGCGATGGTAGAGAAAAGCTCAGAGATGCCATAATAGGGCTCAATGGAGCAAATGAAATCGATGTCAGGAAAGTTCTGGAGTTAGAGGGCTAATAAGCCTCTGACCTGCGGTTATGTATTCCAACTTGACAGCCCGAGTACCATCTCGCCATAGCGCGGGCGCAGAGCTGGCCCTAAAGCGGAGGTTGAGGGAGGGCCTTTGTCTTCGCCTGATGGCTACGACGCTAATAGCAGCTCTATTCACAATAATAAATCCAAGCCCATCAAAAGCAGATATGAATCTGAAACTATATGCATACAACCTAATGAGCTGGAAGCAATTTGAGTGTTATAACTGGTTGATTAGTAAAGAGAGTAACTGGAATCCAAAAGCTCGTAATGGATCACACTATGGCTTAGGACAGATGCGCTCTAAGTGGTATGGAACGCTTCACCCTCATAAGCAGATAAGAGTGCATATGAAGTATCTCTCTCATAGATACGGGGGCGATGCTTGTAAAGCTCTAGCCCACCTAGAACGTAAGGGCTGGCATTGAGTAACAAGAGATATAACACTGCATACTATAAACGCGTACGCATTGAAGTATTACAAAGAGACTATTACACCTGCCATTATTGCGGACAAGAAGCGAACACAGTTGATCATCTCATCCCAATAAGTAAAGGTGGCACAGATGAAGCGACTAATATGGTTGCAGCTTGCAATCAATGCAACAGTGGTAAGCGCGATCGTATGGCCCCTACCTTTTTTGAGAGCGCTCGGAGAC